ACCCCTTACGGGGTGCACGTGTGCAAAAGTTGCACACTTTGCTTCTCATATTTCGAGAAGCTTGCCTTTCACATCTTACAGGAGTATAGCTATGGCGCCGGTAGTTCCCCCCAAGACAGGCCGTGTTGATACACGTGGTCTGCCTGAAGGATACGATCCTCATATGTTCTATGAGTACCGGTACCAAAATGCTGTAGATCGGTCTGATGGATTCCAATCGTTCTTGTACAAGTTGATGCCACTCGAGTTAGTGAAGAGCCTAGCTGTTACGCTAGATCCCACTTACAAGTTTAAAGTGTCACCGTGTCCAATAACGCCAGAGAACAGAACTAAGTATAGATATCTAACTTCGATTTTTCAGAAGCGCGACGTCTATGCTCAGCGGTTCGTGACTAATCGTCTACCTCTCGTTAACTACGGGAATGTAGGCGGTTGTCATTCGCCATTTCTGGTTGATGTCAGTTCGAGTGACCCTCCGTTCCACGGTTCGTGGCCGGATCAACCCACTCTTGCTGACTCATTGGTTGACACCACCGGTAGGACTCGCTTGATGGGTTCTTCCCAGGGAGAGATGACCATGTTTAAAGGTCAACTCTTTTCTGGGCCCCGTCAGCTTGACACTCACCGATATGTCAATACCACTAATGTGTATGATGACAGTGGGCCTAGTGACCCCTGTATTGCGGTAGGTGGAACTTACCGCTATACAAGTTACTTTGACGATCACATCACCGTGCACATGAATGGCCAATCAGCCGTGCTGTCTGTAGCCACTCATAGTCAACTTCGCCAAGCCGAGATAGACTACAACTTGAACCTTATGCAGGGTCATGCTGTAGCACTACTTTCAGGATGGAGTCCTTTTAAACGGGACTACACTCTGTGGCGCAACTTAGTTGAGATACGTGATTTGCCTAGGAGCATTCTTTCATTAAAAGAAACTCTTAGGAATCTTACGCGTCTTCATGCTTCCTTATCTAAGAGTCCTTCTTTGAGAGAGATCATTTTCGATCTCAAGAAGACCTCAAAAGATATTCCGAATGAGTACTTATCGTACCATTTTGGATGGAAGCAGACCTATAAGGACTTAACAGACTTGTTAGCTTTACCTGAGAAGTTGGTCAAGAGGTATAACTTCTTGATTCGTCGCTCTGGTAAGCCGACAACTTTTCGTTCGAAGCGATCTTTCGTTTCGGGTGAATCGGGCGTCTCAGGCTTCGACTATGACATCTTTGACTTAGACCTCATCGACCCCTTTCTAGGGGAAGGTGTGGCTTCGCGCAAAGAGAGGACATCTGAGCTGCGTTTAGTTATAAACGCAACTTTTGACTTTCCTCCGATTGAACTCGTGTCATTTCGCGATCAGAAGTTTTATGATCGTATAGGGCTTATACCACGCGTCAAGGACTTTTACGACTTAATCCCTTGGACGTGGTTAGTTGACTGGTTTACGGGCGTAGGGGACTACATCGCAGTTATTGATGAAATCCAACACGACCCGTCACTAATCAATTGGGGTATGATATCCTGTATTTCTACAGGGCACCTTACCACAGAGCTCAAGTCGAGGACTCGAAGTACGCGAGAAACCAATATCGATGGAGTGTCCAGCTATAGTGAAGAACTCTTCGCTAGAAACTCACATACTTCTCGGTTTGATTACGTGTGTGAAACACGTCGTGATCTCGCGACTTTCTTAGATGTGAACCGAACTTCTGAACCGACGAGTTTGTCGGACTATCAGAAGAGTATCCTCGGTGCGCTGTTAGCACAGCGCTTCGATTTTAGTCGGATTGCATCATTTAAGGTGCATACCTGACCTCATTCATATTCACAAGGAGACGTCTATGCTTGCCGATCCAGTTACTGTCACTGCCGCTTCACCTACCCCGCAGTTGGTCTTTACGATCATCAAGCAGGATGGTTACGGTTCCGAGCGTATTGATAGTGGTGGGAATGGTTATTCCACCATCATCAACCACTCTCGGAGTAAGACCGGCACTCGACACTACGTTCAAATGACGCAGACTGTCGATGCTGTCGATCCATACAGTGGCCTCACGAAGAAGCAAGTCGCTTCCGTGAGCTTCTCTATCTCCCGGCCATCGTTTGGCTTTACGGATGCGGCTATCGTCGCACTCGCTAAGGCCCTTTCGGATTTCCGGGATGATAGTGAGGTAACAACCGCACGCTTGATCCAGTTCCAGTCGTGAGTTACTGGCGCTCCCCTAGGAAGGGGGTCGCCAGATCTTATTACTGGGACCTAACCTTTGCGTGGCTAGTATACTGTGTAGTTGTCTGTGTGGTTGGTTATATCTTGATCATCCACATAGATTTGCTACTCGGTCGCTAGTCAGCCAGTTGCTAAACTGGTGCGGTTAAACGATCATTAGATCGTAGAGCGGCTTTCTAGACTCGGAATCTAACACCTCACAAGTTGGAGGAGTAGATGAAAAGTCCGATAGCTCTCTTATTGAGTCGCTTGGCTGACGCCAAGCGGCTGAATCCTGATGTGAAAGGCCTCGATCGTGATAAACAAACGATCGAGAACAGGTTCAAACACGAGGGTTATGGCTTCTTAACCATAGCTTTACCTTCTTTAGATGAAGCCTATTTATTAGGCCTCTCGTCTGGAAGGTTCGCCTGTCCTACTGGCTTTAAAACAGTCAGTGGAGGAGCAATCCCGAAACTCTTTTCGGGTATGTTCCGCGAAGTGTTCGATCCCGTCACTGGGTGGCTTAAGGAGAACCCCGATGAGGGGTCCTTGAAGTGTCTTCATCAGATACTTCGTCTCTTTAAGAAAGTTCAGTTGTCGGCCTCCGAAGAAGAATTACTTCACACGAAGGCTGTTACTGAATTTTTCCGATGTGATGACTTAGCTAGTCAGGTTATTTTGCCTGATCAGTTGGATCATCAAGTCGGACTTGTCGCCAAGCTCATATTGAATGACCTTAGTTCTAAGTCGTTCAGTGACATGAGTTATCGGCACGGCCCCGGTGCTGTCGAGGAAGGTTATAGAGCTAATCAGAAGTGGTCAGCTCTGTCGGAGTCTATAAAGAACGAAGACTTCGACGTTTGGGATCATGGGTATGGTGATTTTGGCATAAGTCTATCAGAAATTGCTGATAGAGCCATAGTCACTAACTCGGATACCAAATTTTCTTTCCTTACCAGAGCTACTGGATGCATCGCTAGACTAATCACGGTTGCGAAGAATAGTTCGTCGCGCCGCACTATTACGGTTGAGCCCCTACTGAATCAATTTATTCAGCAAGGACTTAATACGGCACTTCGAGATTCTATCGAGAGGTGTCGTGTACTCCGTAATTGTCTAGCTTTGACCGACCAAAGCAAGAATCAACACCTTGCAATGGAAGGATCCATACATGACAACTGGGCAACCATCGATTTGAAGTCTGCATCGGATTTACTTAGCATAAAGCTAGTTGAATCCGTATTCAGACATCACGGTCCATTCTTGGATCGTATGATGGATTGTCGTTCTAGCATGATAAAGGTGTCCGGATTTGACCGAACCCTTCGCCTTGCTAAATTTGCCGGTATGGGTAACGCTCTTACTTTTCCTGTGCAGAGTGTATGTTTTGCGGTAGTTTGCATTGCATCCATTCTGTGTGCTGATGGTAAAACCGTCAGCTACAGGAACGTTGAGAGGGCATCCAGACGTGTGCGCATCTACGGTGATGATATTATCGTAGAGACCGCATACGCGCATCAATGTGTGAACTGGCTTCATCAGGCTGGCCTACAAGTCAATCTGAAGAAGAGCTTCCTTGGAGGAAACTTTAAGGAAAGCTGTGGTGTCGAAGCATATAAAGGAGTTGATATAACTCCCCTGTATATTAGACACCAGCCAGACACTTTCTCGACAAGCCCAGAACTTATAGCTAGCTATGTTGCTCTTAGTAACCAGGCTTGGTTACAAGGATTATATAGCTTTGCTACCTGTTTGCAGGATGAAGTAGAGGAGCGTCTTAAGAAACGTCTCCCTTACGTCGCCCGTGAATCAGGCGTTCTTGGGTGGCATACCCGTACAGACTCTATGAGCGCTACTAAGTGGTGCTCTAGAACGCATCAGCTCTTACTTAAAGCTCATGCGCTCAAACCTCTGAAAAGGAGGGATAGGCTGGACGGTTATGCTGCACTTCTCAAGTTTTACCACGTTCCGCTTTTAGGGCGAGACATGGATCACCTTGAGAATTCTCAGATACGGTTTAAAAGCCGTATCGTGTCGAGATGGGTGCCAGTTAGGGTTTCCTAACTGTGTATTAGTCCTTAGTTCATGTTTGATCTAAGGCCAGAGATGGCATAATCCACGAAGCCGCCCCTTGTGGGCGGCGACGTTCCTTTCGGGACGTCTCCTTCAGTGGAGTGCTTTGGACTGTCAGTCTACTAG